TTTGATAGGTGCTCGTGATTCTGAAGATACTTTGCATGAGAATCAACTAAGATGTCTCCTGTATGTTTGGTGGCGTATGGAGAGCTCATGGGCTCGCACTAAAAAACTTTGGCGAAATTTGTCTAAATTATTGACTACAATGAAGGTTCATGTATATATGGAACAGAAAGATAAACAATACAACATCACATTAATTTGTGGTGATATGGTTATTGTGGAAGAGAATGTTCCAAAGAATCATCGTAGCCACGATCGTAAGATGAATTTTATGGTTGACCAAATGCTTTACTTGCTTAATCAATGTAACCGCACAAGAGTTGAGAAATTCTTTGATGATATGCAATCATTTGCACATTGGGGTTATCATGCGGTGTGGAATGAGTATCTGACTAATATGAGTCCATATTTGTCTCGTGAGGCGTGTGCAGCCATCCCGCATGTTAAGCGCGAGTTGCGTCAACGGTTTGTCAAGGGTGTTAAGGTACATGATGAATATGACTTGATGGTTGACAAATGTACAGGTAAGGTGAAGATGGAGAAAGCTAAGGGTGGGACAAAGGTGCCGCGTATTTTTGTTGATTATGGTGCTGGTTGTATGTATGGTAATGAGTTGCCCGAATTCTGTAAGGTAGCTATTGCCGGTGAGCATGTAGTTCAAATTAAGCTACATGGTAGAACAATTGTTAACCGAATCAACATAGTCGCTAAGCCGCGGAAGGATTCGCTGGAAATAGGTTTCAATGAATTAATGGCGTGCGTTGAACGTCGTAACGAAATATACACTATAATTTATAGTGATGATATGGTTATGGCCGGTAATATTGATGGTATTCCCTTTTGTAAGAATATTGATATTAGTTCATGTGATTCTGGAAATAGACAGCTTACTTTTGCTCTTTATGGTGGCATGTTGGGTAATTTCTCAGAAAATCGTGCGTTAGGCTCAATTGCTCAGTGTATGAAACCTGTTGAGTTGGTTAATCCATACAATGGTGAAGAGAGACTCATTGTGAGATTCGATGGGCCTAATGAGGGTAGTGGCTTTAGTGGTACTACGATGTTGAATCACATCGCTAGTTACAACAACGCTGTATCTACCACTTATGATTTGGCCAACTGCCTTGGAGGCTTGAGGGACAACATCGGAAATGATCCAGTTCGTTCACCGTTTATCACAGGTCCAGCCTACTGCGGGCACAAAACTACTGTTGATGATTGCTATGTCGATGGTACTCTCATCCCAGAGAAAATTCAATTTCTGAAGCACTCACCTATACAAACTGTTGATGGTGATTTCATCCCAGTGATGAATTTTGGTTGCATAAATAGGAGTTTGGGAATGGTGTTGAATGATTTGACACCTGAGAAACTTGGAGTCACACCTGAACATTACAAGCTAATGAGTTACTCTGAACGCATGGATAGATTCTGGACTAGTGTAGTTTCAGGATATGTTCACATGCCACAGTGTAATTTTATCAACAGTTTGCGTGAAAGGTTTGGTAATCCGGGCTGCCTGACCTTGAAACCTGATGCAGTGTTGTCACATGTTATTGAAGATCCGTCTACACGTAGACGTGAGTTTGGGGAGTGGACTGACACTTATGTTGATTATAGTTCACGAGTGTTGGATGAGACTAGTATAGGTCGTCGTTACGACCTTACAGCTGAGGAGCTTGCTCAGATTGGAGCAGCTTACGTTACTGTGCGTATTGGTTCACGCAAGTACGTTCCAGCTGTAGACCGCCTCTATGAGGTGGACTACGGTCTCTAGGGGCCAATGCGGGTGGCACCTTTTCAGCCCGTGTTACGCAAAATTGTAGCACGTTAAATCAGTATTTTTCACCGGCGTTGAGACGGGCCGTTAGTTTTTCTACTTGAATAAAACTACTGGAACCAAGATCGTAAGATAGTCTAATTGTAGTGGTTGCGCACCGCGTAGTTTCATGCTACTATAAGCATGCCCTCCCTGAGTGAGGGAAAACTTTATGGTGACGAAGTATAAAACATCACTCGTACCTATGCGAAAAAATGGT